AGCGCCTTAAGTCGCTGAAGCTGCGCGTTTCTGGCGGCGACGGCATGCAGCTGTGGTTCGGCATCAACGACATGCCAGTAAGCTGGTTTAAGGGCACGCCGAAGCTTGGCGGCGATGGCGCGAGTTTTCGCGGCCAGGAATTCAAAGGCGGATTTGTCGCCAAGAGCACGTTCAAGAAGCGAAAAACCATTTTCAAGCGCGAAGGCAAGGGCCGCCTGCACATCATCGAACAGCAGATGGCCGTCAGCGACCGCGCGCAAGTGGTCATCGAAGACCAAATTTTTGTGCAGACCGAACAGATTTTCTGGAAGAACTTTCAGCGCGATCTTACGGCCCGCGTGAAATACAAGCTGGGCGAAGCATGAACGCAGATACCGCAATTTCAATCGAGGAATTCCATACTCGCATCGTGGACGCCATCAAGGCGCAGTTTCCCGACCTGCAAACCGTCGAGTTCTACCGCGAAGACCGCGACGAAGTGCCGACGCCGGCCTGCCTGCTGGACATGCCGGAATTCGAAGACGCGCCAGACGTTGACCCTGGCACCGACCAGACAGCCGTCCGTTGCCGCTTCGAAGCTGACCTGATACTGGGCTTCCGCACGCCACAGGCGAAGCTGTCGGCCCGCGTCCTGGCTGGCGCGCTGGCGCACTTCATCCGCAAGGACTTGCGCCGCATCGTCACGCGCATGGGACCGCCTGAAGCGATCCACGCATACCGCAGCGACTTCAAGCCTGAACTGGACAAGTACGAAGTGTGGTGCGTCGAGTGGCGGCAAGTCGTCCACCTGGGCGAAAGCGTGTGGACCGACGATGGGCTGACGCCAACGACCGTATGGACTGGCCAGTCTCCCGACATCGGCACCGGCCACGAAGACGACTATACCCAGGTGGCACCGTGAGCGCGGAAATAGAACGACTGCTGGCGAACATGATCCGCGTCGGCGTCGTATCCGAACTGGACGAAGCGAACGCCCGCGTGAAAATGAAAGTCGGCGGCCTGACCACCGACTGGCTGCCGTGGGGCGAAAGCCGCGCTGGCGCGACGCGCACATGGTCAGCGCCACGGCCTGGCGAACAGCGGCTGGTATTCGCGCCGTATGGCGACACCAGCCAGGCCGTCATCGGGCCTGCGATATTCCAGGACGATCACCCAGCGCCAGCCGCCAGCAAGGACCAGGAACACGTGGTGTTCCCTGATGGTTCGGCGGTGGATTACAACAGCGCCACCGGCACGCTGACCGTGACCGTAGCGGGCGACGGAAAGGTTATCGTGAACTGCAAGGAAGCCACGATCAACGCAGTAACCAGCGTGACGCTGAACACGCCGCTGACGCACTGCACGCAGGCGCTGACAGTTGACGGCCTGATTACTGGCCACGGCGGCGCGGCGATTGACGGCGGCAACGTCACCGTAACTGGAGCCAACGTTGTTGCGGACGGCATCGGCCTTAAGACGCACCACCACACTGCACAGGGCGCTACCGCACCAACCACTGCAGCGCAGGCGTAGGAAAACCCACCAGAGGATAGGTCGCCGCGTGCGGCCTATCATTTGGCAATCTATTTCAATGGGATTTTTCAACATGGCCAAATTCGCACACGCCGACGTTCTGGACGGCGGCCTGAACGCCATCAAGAACGCCGCAACGAAGATGCTGCTGATTTCCGGCTACACGGCTGGCGACAACTACGCGACCGTGACCGGAAACAAGCTGGCAGAAGTCACCATTGCTTCGGGCGACTTCACCCTATCGTCGTCGGGCAGCAATCGCCTGCTGACCAGCGCCAGCGGCAAGTCCGCGAATGCATCCGCAGGCGCTTCTGCAGGTTCGAACCTGCACATTGCGTTCACCGATGGCGCGGCAAAGGTGCTGTGGGTAACGGACGAAACGACCGACCAGGCGATTACGTCCGGCAACCCTGTGGACTTCCCGCAGCTGACCTACACCAGCAACCAGCCGACCTAAAGCATGACTGTTTCCCACTCACAGCGCACGCTGCCGCTTGCGCTAAATAGCGCCGACACGACTTATTCGACCGGCCTTAACCTGGGCTGGGACTTCACGGCTGACGACGCGAGCCACAAGGACGGCGTGCCGTGGCTGTTTGTTGGCGCAACAGCGCCGACGCTGGTCAAGAGTGGAACGCAAAACCTAGTCAGTTTGGCCGAACCTGGCGTTGTTGGCGCATTGGGCGCAAGCTACGACTACACCAGCACAACGAACTATGGCTGGCAGGACGGCAGCGGCGATTTCCTGATTGCGATCCGCTGGACGACGCAAGCAGCGCTGCCTTCCACCAGCCTGGTCCGCGAAGTGCTGCGAATTTCTGGTACGGCTGGCACCGCGCTGGCGTTCTTCATCAACGAGAACAACGGCGTTGGCTGGTATTCCACCATAACCGGATCGACTTCAGCGCCGCGTGGCACTAGCTCCACGCAGACCATGTGGGGCGTTAATAAGACAATCGTTACGCTGATCCAGCGCGTTTCTGGCGTGGTGACGGTCTATGATTTGGATGTCACGGCGCAAGGCAACCTGATTACCCGCTACGCCGCTGGCGCTGCAGCCACGACGCAATTTGATTCCACGTGGGCCGCCGCCACGAAGATGCAATACGGTTCTACTGCGTTTGGTAGCGCAGTTATGAACAACATCTGGCACTGGAACAAGTCTTTCACCACGACCGAACTGGCCACGCTGGGGCGCGACATGTACCGCGCACAGGCGAACAGTGCCGTTTCTGATGCGCTCGCCATCACCAGCCCAGCTGCCGGAAGTTCGATTGGCCAGACATCCGTCATTTCCGGCACCTACACCGGCACCGTGCCGCAGGGCATCGAAGTGCAGTTCGGCAGCAATGCCTGGGTGCTGGGCACGTCGGCGACTATCGGAAGCGGCACCTGGTCCGCAACGTTCAGCCTGACGCCTGGCTCTGCAAACACGCTGACAGCGCGAGCCAGCCAGAACGCGGCGGAAGTTTCGCCAAGCATCGCAAACATCACGGTTGACGCCGACAGCATAGCCTTTACGCAGCCGTCATTCGCGCAGTCGGCTGTCGACTACCGAATCTTCCAGCGCGACGGAAGCGGCAATGCCAGCGTGCGCATTTCCGGCACCTATGTCGGCTCGCCGACTTCCCTTGAATATCGCTGGAACGGTGGGGCGTGGGCGGCACTGGGCGGCACGATGGGTTCGGGCGCGTTCGACGCAACGGTTACACTGGCCGGTCCAGCACAGGGCGACTTGTCCGTGCGGTTCGCGAATAAAACCACCGTGTTCAATACGCTGGTGGCAGTCGGCGTCGGCGATGTGTACATGGTTGCCGGCCAATCGAACCACGTCGGCGCAGGCGCTGGCACCTATGTGCCGCCTGTAGCGCCTGGTGCGCATCCCGCATGGGCGGCGTCGATCCTGGATAAAACTGGCCGCTGGCGCCCGAACGTCGAAACATCGACTGATCCATTTTCTAAGACAACGAACGCGTCGAATTATTCAGCAGCGTCTGCGACCTACGCAGTGCAGGGTTCGGGAAGCGCGACAAACTCCTACTTCGGCAAACTGGCCACGCAGCTGATGGCATTTGGCGTCCCTGTCGCGTTTGTCCCGTGCGCACTGGGTTCTACTTCTGCGTCTGCCTGGGCGGCATCTACCAGCACCACTTCGCTGTATGGCGCGATGCTGGACCGCGCCAACAACATTGGCGGACACAAGGCTGTGCTGTGGTGGCAGGGTGAAGGCGATTGCGCCATCGGAACGGCACGCAGCACCTACGAATCGGCAATAAACGCCATCATCAACGATTGGTGCGTGACGCGCTTCCCTGGCAAAAAGTGGGTGTTGATGAACATCAACGCCGCTGGAAATGCTGCTGGCACGGGCGGCACTGGTGCAAGTGACACCGGGTTTAATGCGATCCATGCCGCCATCGCGGCAATCGGCGCAAGCAATGCGAACGTCGCCGCTGTCGCAGATATGAACGGGCTGTTTTCCGCCCTGCACTACTCCACATCGCAAGAAATCACGGCGATATCGGCGAAGGCATACGACGCAATTGTGGGCGCGTTCTATGCCAAGCACGCCACGCTGAGCCTGGTTGACGGCAGCGGCAATCCGCGCGCCAACCTGACCGGGCTGAAATGGGCGTTCTTCGACCAGTCGGCGCCGGATGGTTTCGCGGCACCGTCAGACAAGGGCACGGGGGCGACCACGAATGCTTCCGGCGTCCTATCGCTGCCGCTTGTGAACACGTCGCTGTCAGCTGGTGGCGTCGGGTTCCTTGTCGTCAGTGACACGGACGGCACAACTACGCAAAGCCCTTCGCCGAAGGCATTTGCAGCGCCCGTAACGGTGGCGTAAATGAGCAACGTCTACGGCGCGCAGTACCTTGCTGGCGCGGGCGTCTTTGGTGCCCAGGTGTTTGCCGGGTCTGCGGCATTGGCTGCTGAATTATCGACGCAGGCGAACAGCAGCAGCAGCGGGGCGATAACCCAGCGGCACAAACTGACCGGCGCGGGCGCATCACAGGCCAGTACGTCCAGTGCTGGCGCTGCTGTGCAGCGGCATCAGCTGACCGGCGCGAATTCCAGCCAGGGCAACCTGTCGAGCACCGCAGCGCTGGGCCAGCAGACTAGCGTCCTGGTGGGGGCGACATCGATCCAGATCAACAGCAGTAGCCCTGGCGCAATCGCGCAGCGGCACCGGCTGCTGGCCGCTGCAGCGGGCCAGGTGAACATGTCGCCAGGCGCGAGCGTCAGCGCGCAAACGTTCGTGGCTTCGGCGCTGCGAACGTTCCGCTTCCCTGCCGAGTCGCGCACTTTCAAATTCAACGCGTAGGCGATCATGGACAATATCGGATACACCATCAAAAACGGGCTGCCGCACATCCAGAAGGTGGCGGGCAAGGCGCTGGATTACACGCTGGACCTGACTGACGTTTGCGCCCTGATCGGCGCGCACGTCGGCGACTTCACCGTTACCGCCACCGGACTGACCGTCACCGAAACATCGAAGACCGGCGACGCCGTGTCGATCATATTGGACGGCGGCATGGTTGGTTACAACTACCCTGTCCACCTTGATTTCGACTACACGGGCGTACCCGCGCGCAACGACCGCCGCACAATCGTCATTGAAATTGTTTCCTGCCGTATGTAGTCGGAAAACCCACCAGAGGAACAAACTTACCATGCCGCCGACAATGGCAGCATCTACTGGCAAGCGGCTGGGCGGCCTGGAGCATATGCGCCAGAGCGTCGCCGACATCCTGCGCACGCCACTTGGCACGCGCGTGATGCGTCGCGACTACGGCAGCGAACTGCCGCGCCTGATCGATGCGCCCATTAACCGCGAAACCATTACAAAAATCATCGCTGCGGGCGTGACGGCCATCAACAAGTGGGAGCCGCGCTTTCGAGTGAAAAAAATCAACGTCGTTACCGCATCGCCTGGCAGCGTCGAACTGGACGTGACGGGTGACTACCTGCCTGAAGGCAGCGTGGTGACGCTGGACGGCATCGTTATCAAGAAAAGCTAATGGCAAGTTCTTTCACCGCTGTAGACCTGTCGCAGCTGCCCTTACCTGCAGCTGTTGAGCCGCTGGATTATGAAACCATCCTGGCGGCGATGGTTGCCGACCTGGTAGCGCGCGACGCATCATTTACCGCCATGGTGGAATCCGACCCGGCGCACAAGGTGCTGGAAGTTGCCGCATACCGCGAATTCCTGCTGCGCCAGCGCGTCAACGAAGCCATCAAGGCAACGACGCTGGCCTACGCTGTTGGAGCAGACCTGGACAACATTGCTGCGAACTACAACGTGCAGCGCCTGCTGCTGGATGCGGGCAATCCTGACGCAATCCCGCCTGTGCCGCCGACCTACGAAGGCGACGAAGCGCTGCGCCGTCGCGTGCAGTTGGCGTTCGAAGGCTTCAGCACGGCGGGGCCGGAAGGTGCTTACC